AGTGAGGTTGATGTGATGAAACTTCTCGTAGCGCTCCTCATTCTCCTCGCCGCTTGCACCACGCCACGCGTTTACCCGCTCCAGGTGCGCCAAACGCTGCTGTATGGCAGCGATGCGGCCATCCAGCAGGGCTGTGTACGTGGCGTGATTCGCTGGCACTATCAACACGCATTGGCGTACCCGCCGTTGATGGACGTGGCGCTATTCTGTGAGGATGTGCGGCGGAGTTTCGAGGATGAAATAGGCGAAGGGAACGGGAGTACATAATGGCTAAGAACGTTTCACGTGAAACACCGAGACAAATTACTTGGACAAATGAACGGCGCAAACTGTCCGACCTTATTCCATGGGAGCGCAATCCGCGCCAGATCGGAGACGCGCAAGCCGAACGCCTGGTCGATAGCGTAGAGACGTTTGGCCAGGTTGAAACGCTGGCCATTGACCCGTCAAATGGCGTACTAAATGGTCATCAAAGATTGTCTGTGCTTGCCGGTCAGTATGGCATGGATTACGAAGTTGACGTTAGGGTAGCGTCCCGACCGCTGACCGAGAAAGAGCGCGAGAAGCTGACTGTATATCTTCACGAAGGCGCGGCTGGCGATTGGGATTTTGACGCCTTGCTTGATTGGGATTTAGACGATCTCGTGACGTGGGGCTTTGAGCGAATAGGCGACATTGCCGAGGCTGCCCAACTGACCGAGATAGGCGAAGCGGGCGAAGAAGGCGAAGGCGAGGGTATCAGCAACCGCAATTTAGGTGATAGACGCAAGCAGATCAAGCCGGTGCTCTATGCCGATGAAATAGCCGATTTTGAGCGGGCTATCTTAGCCACAGGAATGCGCAACCGAGGCGAGGCGATTTTAACCATTTGTCGATTCTATTTGGAGCAACATGACAACGGGCAAACAGAAGGACAATTCAACTTTACTTTTGAAGACTTCACTAAGGCGCAACCTGCTAAAGCTGGTTAACAATCCTGTCGTCATGGAAACCCACGGCGGCTATGGTGCGATCTGGAATCAGTGTTATGCCGATGTGTCAAGTGGCGTTGTCTTTGAGAAAGACCCGGCAAAGACGCAAGTGCTTGCGGTTCAGCGTCCGACGTGGGCGGTCTACGAGTGTGATTGCGAAGGGGCTTTACTTGCCGGTGTGGGCGCTCACTTGCCGGTCAACTTTGTGGACGTTGACCCCTACGGTGAGCCGTGGCCGGTGATTGACGCCTTCTTCAGAAGCAACAGGCCATTCCCTGAAGCGCTTGGGATCGTCGTCAATGACGGATTGCGCCAAAAATTAAAAATGAATGGCGGTTGGAATGTGGGCAGCCTGGAAAGCGCCGTCAGTCGTTGGGGCAATAACGCGCTGTACAAAAACTACCTGGACATCTGCAAGGAGTTGCTACAAGAAAAAGCGAGTCAACGGGGGTATACGCTGACTCGCTGGAAGGGATACTATTGCGGACATGCGCAACAGATGACGCACTATGCCGCTCTATTTATCCGTGATGCTGGTTGATGTATTTCGGGTTGTAGTAACCAGCGGGCAAGTATGGCTGTAAGTCTTTTTTGATATAGTGTTTGACACCAAGACGATTAACGGTCTCAAGGATGCGATGCGTATAGCTTTCCCAATCCGTGTTGTTGGTCATGGGCAGGTAGTTGGCTCTACCGATTTTATAGAGGTCTACAAACTCATGCGTATGCTCGATAATGGACAGACTGCTTTCGGTGTTAAGCGTCGGCTCCAGACTGACCCAGGTAAAGATACCGGCGTCATGGAACTTTTTCAACGTGGCGATACGATCACCAGGCAGAGCGGCGCCACGTTCCCACTTGAGACTAAAGGCGTCATCAAGGGACGTGAGCGTAGAGGCGAAGGCGTCACGGGTGGTGCGAAACAAATCAATGTCGCGAACTGCGCGACTGCCGCCTTTGGTCAAGGTGCAGATACCGAGGCCATGCTCTTGCAGGGTGGTCAGCACGTCACGAGTCAGAGCATTGTCGCCGGGGTGGTAGGGGTCGGTCGTAAAGGAGAGCATCACTTGTTCAGTAATGCCGAGCGAACGATATTTGTAGGTGTCCTTCTTGAGTGCGGTCATAAAGTCGGTGCGGTCATTCGCGCCGGCGTCGAACTCCTCGCGGGTAATATGAAGTACTTTCGGTACATAGCAGTTGTGGCTGATCATACCGTTGGCGATAAAGTTTTCAGTACCAGTCATGATGTCAAACATATCCATGACTTCGTTAAGTGGTTCGATGCTGACAATCTTGACGCTTTCGCTAATGGCTTGACCTTCCAGGGTGAATTTGCGCTTGATGGATGGATTAACGAGTTGCCAGAACCGCATGGTCTCAGACCTTCCGCCACGTATACGGATGCTGCAAACATTTATTTTGTTGGGGCCATCGGTCATAAAATCGAATCCAAAGTTTGTAAGCGCTTTTTGTGTCGTAGCAAGAATGCTTGTATCAGAGTTGGATATTCGCAACGATTGAATACCATGAGAGCCTTCGGCGTCAAAGATTCCAGCAAGCCAACCGCGTTGCCATTCTGGCTCATCTTGAGGTGCAAGCATGGATTCGATTTTAGCAAAGCGGGCGGGGCTGGTTGTCCCAATGGCTTGCAAGTCGCCATGCGGATTAGCAAAGGTAAAGTCAGTGGTTTCAACGCCATGCTGAGAAAGATAAGACTTTGTACGATGCAGGGCGCAAGTATCTTTGAGCGCCAAGCGAAAACGGTGCTGGATGCCTACTGTTTTCCCAGACGGGCGGCGCTTGTGCGAGTAATCGTAAATGGCGTGGGCGGCATCGCCTTCGACCATACCAGCGACATAACCAACCTGATAAGCATTGCTTTCAGATGGGGTAAGCGTTGCAGATCCGAGCTTGCGAATGGAGTTATTGGTTGTCAGATAGGGGCGCTGATTTTCGCCGGTCATTTCACCAGTTGTGTACTTCCAGCCGCGTTCGGTAAGCCAGCGATGATCAGCGGAACAAATAGCGGTGGTGCCATCGGCAAGCGTAATTTTGTAGGCGGCTTTTTGAGTAGCAATCTTGGCAAGTACAGTAGTGGTAACGATGCGTGTACCCCAAGCCCGCTTGCTATCACTGAGAGTAACACCAATGATGGAATCACCAACTTCGATATCGCGAAGCTGTTTTGTGGAGCCATCCGCCATTTGGATCAGTGTGTCACCTGATAGACAGTATGCACATTTGTGACCGCAGCCCCTGTACGGGTTCGTCGCAAGCTTGGCATATTCGCCAGCTTGCCCACGAGGGGCGTAGACAATGGAGCAGCCTTTGACGCTCCATCCATTGTCTTCAAGTTGATAGGTCGTGCCGGTTACACTTTGCGGGATCGTGGCCAGTAACTCGCCTAGCGCATCGGTGTAAACTTTCAATTCAGCAGCATTACTACCGCTACTCGCACCCCATTTGTGATGCATCCGCACATAGACATTGACGATGCTTGCACCGCTACCAGGGGCATTTGTGCCTTCGGCCATCACATAGTTACTGCTGGTACTGCCGTTGGTAGACGAAAAGCCAACACTGGTCAGTAGTGTATCAGCGGTAATATTGGTTTCGGTTGTCCATACGGAGTTGGGGTCTGTCACTGCGGCGTCTGATCCATCAAAGTAATAAAGATGCCCAAACGCGGATGGCCGCCCCATTGCGGGACTAGCATAAATATCGTTGCTAGTCGTTATATCTAGTGTCCCATACCCCGCCGATGGGTCTGTCCAAATGCCCGATATAGTCATCGGCTCCCACGGTTTGTATGGCGACCACCCGTAGGTTTGGTAGTAGAGCCAGTCGTGAATACCACCGAGCATGATTGGAACGTCTGCCCGCTCTACGTCGGGGTATGATGTGACACTCGTGTACCCATTGACGGGTCCACTCAAAATGTTATTTTTCACGATACAGGTATCCGCCGTTACCGTACCGCTAACGGCCGTACCGCAATGCAAGAATAGATTATTGATTATGTAAAATGGATTGGTTGCGTCGGCCAGATTAGCGGATGTAACCCCAATATCGCAACTAGAAAACGTGCAATGCTTGATCATAGCGCCGGAAATTGTGTTTGCTCCGCCGTTGGTTATACGCACAAATGCGATTCCGCTAGAGATAGCGGATGCACTAAATCCCGTGAATAGGCAACGTTCGATAGTCCACTTTAGATTATTATTGGCGGTTGCTTGACTATCCCACTCGACCCGCATTTGCCCAACGATGGCGCATCTACGAATCGTTAGCCCGGCGCTCGTTGGCGTCAATCCGGCATTTAGTTCTATCCGGATTGCATAATCATTACCGCTGGATTGAAATGTGCAATCATTAAACTCGCATCCCTCATAAGCGGTTGCACTACCGAACGCTGTATTGCCCACAGCGAACGCTGTGCCGCCATGAAATTGGACTTTGTTCCAAACAACAAAGTCTTTACCGTTCGTATCCAGGCAACTGGCACGGGCCGGGGTACTGGTATCATCATCCCAGGCGGAAATGATAACCGGCCCCACCGTACCAAACTTGGTGCCGTCGAAGTCGCCATTATAGGTAATGGAGGAGCCGCTACTCCCTGCCGTATCCATCGTGACAAGCTCGCGATACACCGCCGGTTTGATCCAAACCGTATCCCCCGCCGCTACCGTGTTGGCGGCCTTGTCAATCGTGGCCCAGGCTGTACCCACTGCCGTCCCTGCCGCTACATCGCTGCCGCCATCGCTAGCCGGCCTCACATAGTAAGTTGCCATAATTTATACCACCGTAATTACAGGTGGCATGTTGCCAGCCTGCCAAAATTCCATCGTACCCGAATTGACACCATTAGCCCCGATAGGGGGCATACTGCCCGCTTGCCAAAACTCCATTGTACCGGGGTCAATGGCGCGCCCAACCGGCCCACTATCATCTGGTGATGAACGAGCCGTCAGTGTGGATGTCCAACGCCGCCAACGCGGCCAACGGGACATTAGTACACCAACCATTGCCAAGATGCTTTGGCGCTGGCGGCTTCTTCAATTATTTTGATGGTCATACCGCTGGTTGGCACGTCAATCAATTCCTTTTTTCCCGCTTCGATGATAAAGCCAAGCGTCGCGGTTGGGGTGCTACCGTCCAGCGTGTAGCGAATGTTCTGTGTTTCTGCCTGAATCAGCACCGCGTTGGCTCCTGCCGGTTGGGTCAGGGTGGTGGCGGCGCTGATGGTCGCATCTTCGGTATGACTGCCTGTTGGGACAGGCGGCTGATAGGTTACTAATACGCGTGATCTGCTTATAGCCATGTTGTCACTGTCTCCACTTCGATACCTGTTTCATACTAGCGATGGTGATGCCAGCGGGCATCTCGTTTTTGGTGAAAATAAAATCAGGCGCAACGGCCAAAACAAAACCATCACCATCATCTGGTGAACGGCCTTGCTTCGTCTTAAACTGCTCTTTGTCGGTTAGCTTTTTGACGTTGCGCCCGCCATCATTTACAAATTTATAGGTGCGTTCGGTTAAATCCGCTTCCAGCAACGGCGGCGCTTTGCGGATGGCAATCCCTTTGAGTGTCTCCCCCGCTTGTGCGTACATCTCCGTCACTAGGTCGGCATAACTATCTGCATCGTGTGGCGTGCCGTTGTTATGCACTTCGCGCAAGGCGATTTTTACGAACATCCGGCGCAACTGCATGTCAATTTTGAGCGGGTCAATAATCCCTGATGCATACCCGCCGCCGCCGTCTACTCTGATTTCAATATCAGTCACACCGGCTTTTTGCAGTTGCTCAAACAATGGTCGCAACTTGTCAAGATAGGCGTTGGTGTCTTGCCCCTGGATTGCCGCCACCCGCCACACCGCCCCATCGTGCCGACAGTAGATGGTTCCGGCGTCTGTCCCATAGCGAGCCACATCAATGCCGATCCGCGCCTTGGTCGGTTCGTGGCTTACCGGCGTGCGCTGACAAGCCGCCTCATAGCGCCCGACAGGGACGAACGTGTTGTCGGCCATGTTGGACGGCGCAATGCCCAGAACACGGAACATCATTTCAGCGTCTGGCTGGTAGATAACGCCCGGCTGCCAAGGTAGCTCAAACGTGTGATCATCTTCACTGTGCTTGTCTACCTGCTCAGCGTGGTCGCGTACCATGCTCGTCACGTAGTCGCGCCGCACAGCACCAGGGACAATTTCCCGATCCGCAAGCACGTTTGGATGATATAGGCATGAGATACGAAAGTTGTCTACATCCTCCCGCGTGCGCTGTTTGTAAAAGCGACTGGTACGTGTGCGCGGGTTGGCGAGCATCAACACGATGGCAATACCGCCACTGGTCATCGATTCGATGGCATCGAATACAAAATCCTCTACACCCTCGGCCTCATCAATGATAAACATCAAATATTTGTTATGCTGCCCTTGGATGCCCTCGGTGCCGCTGTTGTTGGTGGCGCGCCCTTTTGCGAAATGGTCGCTAGATAGTTTTAATTCTGGCGTCTCCAATGTTCGCCCCGGTAGCTTGGCCTTACGGCGCGCTGTCCTAATTTCCTTCCACAACAGATCGTTAATCTGCTCATACGACGGCGCAAAACTGTAAATAATCGCGGGTGGGCAGGTGTCAAAAAAGTGAGAGAAGATGCCAGACGCACACATGGTTTTTCCTACCGTGTGGCCCGCCTCTACCCTGATTCTGTTTTTGATTACCTGTCCAGGTGTCCAGTGCCGCAACTGGTCAAGTGATAGGTTCCCTTGCTCGTAGTCATAGCGCTCATGCAACTGACGCAAGGCCAGTTCATACGCCTGCAATACCTCCACCTGCCCAGGATGATCCGCATCCCCCGCCCACGGATGCCAGCCGAGTTTGTCGGTGATGTAGCGGATAGGCTCAAACCGATAGGACGCAAAACGATTCACGCCAGAGATGCCCCGCCGCCGTTTTTCCTTTTCGACTTTGACCTTGAGTAACAAGTTATCCACGCTTCAACACCTGCTCTACCGGCTCGCCATTGTCAAGCCGGTCTAGTTGTTCGTCGGTCAACGTGGACAGATCCACGTTGAGATTTTGCGTTTTCGTGGCGGCATACAAACCCAGTAGCTTGCAGCGCTGTTCAATGCAGCCCATGACGCCCGCCAGGAAGGCCGGATTCCCGTCGCGCTGCTCTTTGGTCATGCTGGCCTTGACGGTGGCCCCTGCGTTGTTCTTCTCTTGGCGCGCCTGGGTGCGTTCCGTTTTCGACGATTCCCAAGCGGCCCAGAAAGTACGTTCCAACTCATCGAGCCGAGCCAACTCCTTCGCCTTCGCTTCGTCCAGGTTCATCGTGGTGGATTCACGCCACTGCCGTTGAATTACTTTTAGATCATAGTTGACTTGACTTTGCGAAATTTCCAGAAGCGCCGCTATCTCGTATTGCGTTTTGCCGCGCAGATAGAGTTCAGTTATCTGGACGTAATTTTCTTCCCGCTGAAATTTGGTGCGTTTTGGTGCGGCCATACAACCTTAAAGAAATCGTCTTTCTGAACGAGTATTACGCTAAACTGTAGACAAACCTATATAACTTGTGATACAATGTTATATAGGTTTGTCTACAGTTACAAAAAGTTACAAAAGGAGACATGAAACATGAAAGCCTATCATGGTTGCAGTATTAGCAACCTTATCAAAATGGTAAAGAGGCCCGAAAACGGTCTTTTTGTTACCGATACGGCAGCCCTTGCCGGTCGCTATGCCAATGCCCAGGCGACCGGCGTTGTATCGGCAGCGTTTGCGCCTTTGACGACAGGCGCTTGTATAGTCACGGTCGAAATCCCCGATGCGACCGTGTTTTGCCACCGTTCGGATAACCACGCTTCGCTTGACGTATGCGAAGCGTATGTTCAAGAATTTCGTATTTGTTCGGTCGTCATGAATAAGTTCCCGTATGTAAATACCATTTACGGCACTAGGGGCAACCGCATGAGATTTGGCGAAATTGTTGCAAGCCTCGAACAGAAAGGCATAGCATGGACAAACCTGTAGTAGTAGTAATCAGTGTTCACCTCGGAAGCGGGAAACTTGGCGAGCTAAGACGGCAAGCACTCTTGGCTCAGGCCGCCTTAGCCGGGCACACATACAACGGCAATGCGTCTATTGGCCGTTGGTTGGTTGCGCAAGCCGATGAATGGCTTGCGCAAATTGAAAGAGCGATTCAGGAAACGAAAGGAAACGAACCATGACTCAAATCAAGACCTATCAACTTGAAGACAATGGATGGAGCGTCAAAGGCTGCTCCATTGTCTACGCCCCTCGTGGGCAAGCTGGCGAATATGCCAAGCTTGCGACGAACCCGTACAGGGGCTGCGGTCACAAATGTGCATACTGTCTATCAGGTGACACACTGATCCAAATGGCGGATGGCTCCACAAAACAGCTTCGCGATATCGAAGTTGGTGATTCCATCATTGGTGTTACTCTCAGTGATAGCAAGCGGGCTTGGGGTACACGCATCGTTACCACTACTGTACTTGCCAAGATTGCTACTCAAAAAGCCGCCTACAAAATTACGCTTGCCGATGGCACCACCGCTATTTGTTCCGCTGATCATCGCTGGCTTACCGAACGCGGCTGGAAGTACACAACTGGTGAAATGACCGGCGAAAATCAGCGCCCCTATCTGACAACCAATAACTCCATTCGCAAGCTCGGATCTGCAACGCTTACCCCATCTGAAAGCAATGCTTATCAGGTTGGTTATGTCGCTGGTATGGTCGAAGGCGATGCCGCCCACGCCATTTACGATTACTCGCACAAGCGCCGCCCGTCTGGGAAAACAGTAGGCATCCAGCACCGTTTTCGCTTGGCGCTCAAAGATACTTGCGCCCTGCATCGTACAAAGTCTTATCTTTCTCAGCATGGCGTTGAAACCACTGACTTTACCTTTGCTAATCCGCATGGCGACTTGCAAGCCATTGGGACAACCAGCCCCGCCCGCTTTGCTAAAATCGAATCCATGCTTGCACCTCAAGATGAGCCAGAATGGCAACGCGGTTGGCTTGCTGGAATCTTTGACGCCGAAGGCTCTCATGGTATTCAATCGTTGCGAATATCCAACTCTGATACAAGCATTCTTGCTACGACACAAAAAGCGCTTACAAACTTTGGATTCGATTTTATGACCGATGGCCCCAACAAAATAAATGTTTGCAGCATCCGTATACGTGGCGGAAGGTCTGAGACCATGCGGTTCTGGCAACTCGTTAATCCATCCATCAAGCGCAAATTCACCCTGGAAGGTCAAGCCATTAGCGAAAGCGTCAAGATTGTCAGCATCGAACCACTTAACGAAGTCATGGATATGTTTGACATCATGACTGGTACTGAAAACTTTATCGCCAACGGTATGATCAGCCACAACTGCTATGTACCGAAAGTACTTCATATTACCCGCGAGGAGTTCGACGCCGGCGCGAATGACCGCACCGACTTTATGACCGCACTCAAGAAGGACACCTACAAATATCGTTCGCTCGGCATTACTGAACAAGTGATGCTCTCCTTTACGACCGACCCCTACCACCCCGGCGACAATGCTCTGACTCGTGACGTGCTGACCACCCTGCAAGAGCATGGCCTCGGTATCTGCACCTTGACCAAAGGCGGCAGTCGCGCAGTTCGCGACATTGATTTGTTTCGCACCACCCGTGACGCCTTCGCCTCTACGCTCACGTCCCTTGATGACGCCTTTAGTCTCAAGTGGGAACGTGGCGCCGCTCTGCCTGGTGATCGTATCGCCACGTTGAAAAAGTTCCATGACGCCGGTATCTTTACCTGGGTCAGTCTGGAGCCGACGCTTAACACCGAAAGCAGTCTGTCCATTATCGAGCATACGCATGAGTTTGTAGACCTCTATAAAATCGGTAGAGCCAACTACCTGCCCATGACCAACAACACGGATTGGGAAAGCTATACGCATCGCATCCTTGAGACCGTTAATCGTCTTGGTGTCAAACACTATATCAAAAAAGACTTACAGCCATACTTGCCCGCTGGTTACTACAACCCGAAATACATCAACCAGCATCACGGATAAATAGAGCGGCATAGTGCGTCATCTGTTGCGCATGTCCGCAATAGTATCCCTTCCAGCGAGTCAGCGTATACCCCCGTTGACTCGCTTTTTCTTGTAGCAACTCCTTGCAGATGTCCAGGTAGTTTTTGTACAGCGCGTTATTGCCCCAACGACTGACGGCGCTTTCCAGGCTGCCCACATTCCAACCGCCATTCATTTTTAATTTTTGGCGCAATCCGTCATTGACGACGATCCCAAGCGCTTCAGGGAATGGCCTGTTGCTTCTGAAGAAGGCGTCAATCACCGGCCACGGCTCACCGTAGGGGTCAACGTCCACAAAGTTGACCGGCAAGTGAGCGCCCACACCGGCAAGTAAAGCCCCTTCGCAATCACACTCGTAGACCGCCCACGTCGGACGCTGAACCGCAAGCACTTGCGTCTTTGCCGGGTCTTTCTCAAAGACAACGCCACTTGACACATCGGCATAACACTGATTCCAGATCGCACCATAGCCGCCGTGGGTTTCCATGACGACAGGATTGTTAACCAGCTTTAGCAGGTTGCGCCTTAGTGAAGTCTTCAAAAGTAAAGTTGAATTGTCCTTCTGTTTGCCCGTTGTCATGTTGCTCCAAATAGAATCGACAAATGGTTAAAATCGCCTCGCCTCGGTTGCGCATTCCTGTGGCTAAGATAGCCCGCTCAAAATCGGCTATTTCATCGGCATAGAGCACCGGCTTGATCTGCTTGCGTCTATCACCTAAATTGCGGTTGCTGATACCCTCGCCTTCGCCTTCTTCGCCCGCTTCGCCTATCTCGGTCAGTTGGGCAGCCTCGGCAATGTCGCCTATTCGCTCAAAGCCCCACGTCACGAGATCGTCTAAATCCCAATCAAGCAAGGCGTCAAAATCCCAATCGCCAGCCGCGCCTTCGTGAAGATATACAGTCAGCTTCTCGCGCTCTTTCTCGGTCAGCGGTCGGGACGCTACCCTAACGTCAACTTCGTAATCCATGCCATACTGACCGGCAAGCACAGACAATCTTTGATGACCATTTAGTACGCCATTTGACGGGTCAATGGCCAGCGTTTCAACCTGGCCAAACGTCTCTACGCTATCGACCAGGCGTTCGGCTTGCGCGTCTCCGATCTGGCGCGGATTGCGCTCCCATGGAATAAGGTCGGACAGTTTGCGCCGTTCATTTGTCCAAGTAATTTGTCTCGGTGTTTCACGTGAAACGTTCTTAGCCATTATGTACTCCCGTTCCCTTCGCCTATTTCATCCTCGAAACTCCGCCGCACATCCTCACAGAATAGCGCCACGTCCATCAACGGCGGGTACGCCAATGCGTGTTGATAGTGCCAGCGAATCACGCCACGTACACAGCCCTGCTGGATGGCCGCATCGCTGCCATACAGCAGCGTTTGGCGCACCTGGAGCGGGTAAACGCGTGGCGTGGTGCAAGCGGCGAGGAGAATGAGGAGCGCTACGAGAAGTTTCATCACATCAACCTCACT